TGTATACTATGGAAATTGATTATTATGCAAAGGTAGCCGCATTGAGTGATTCTGCGACAACCAATGATATGCTAACTAACAACCCAGACTTATATTTATATGGTGCATTGCTTGAAGCTGAACCATTCTTGATGAATGATGCTAGGGTTGGGTTATGGGCAAATGCTTTTAGACAGGCATTAACGGACCTGCAAGAACAGGATGACAAAGACTCTCACTCAGGTAATGCGATGAGAGTAATGAATACTAGCGGTTATTACTAGGAGTAAACTATGGGACTAGAAGCTGGAAATTATATCAGTGCTTTAGAAAGTACGAATCCGCTATCTTCAGACGCAGTTAGTCAAGGGGATGACCACCTTCAATTAATCAAAAAAGTTCTGCAAAAGACATTCCCGATGGGGACTGATACTTCAGTAACTACTGGTGTTGGACCGGATCAGGCAGTGCAGGTTCTGATTGCTGAAGCTAGTCCGGGTCCTGACACCTCTGGCGGAACTGCTGCTAATTCTATGGGGCTATTGTGGTTAGACACTACAAATAATCTACTCAAGATAAGGAATCAGGCTAACGATGCTTGGATTACTTTAGCAGTTAACCCAGAGACAAGTAACTCGGTTGATATAAATGCAGGTACGATTGATGGGGCTACTATTGAAAGCTCTATTATAGGTGCAGCTACACCGGCAGCGGGAACATTTGTTGCGCTTGAGGGAACTGCTGTAAAGGCGACTTCATCACTTACACTAGATACTGGTGTAGATATGATATTTGAGGGAGCAACTGCTGACGCCTATGAAACCACCGTTACAGTAACTGATCCTACTGCTGATAGAACACTTACATTACCCAATGCTACAGATACATTGGTTGGCAAGGCAACGACAGACACCTTGACCAACAAGACCATGACAAGCTCTGGCAATACTTTCGACGATGCAACAACTTCTGCAAAAGGAATGGCATCATTCTCCTCTGATAACTTTGGAGTATCTTCTGGTGCGGTAACGATTAAAGATCGTGGTGTAGCGAATGCCGAGTTAGCAAATATGGCAGCTAACACAGTAAAGGTGAGGAATGCTAACTCTTCTGGAGTTCCATCTGATCTTGCGTTAGCCACTACAGAGATTATGATTGGTGATGGTACAGGCTTCACAGCAGCGGCATTGTCTGGTGATGCAACTATGACCAATGCTGGTGTAGTAAATGTTGCCAAGATACAGGGGGAAGCGGTTAGTTCAACATCTGCTGCAAATGACCAATACCTTAAATATTCTTCAGCATCTAGTGAATGGCAGAAAGTAAATGTAGTTGGTGATGATAAACTAACTACTAAAGGCGATCTACTTGCATACAATACTGTAGATTCTGAAACAAGATTTGCTGTTGGTACAAATAATTATGTGCTAATGGCGGACTCTAGTGCAACAAATGGTTTTGATTGGAAGCAGGTTGTAGCCGGTTCAATAGCGGATGATGCAGTAGGGGCTAGTCAACTAGCAGATACCGCAGTCACCGCTAATACTTATGCATACCCATCAGCAATAGTAGTAGATGCACAAGGAAGATTAACTTCAGCCACAGCAGGAAGCGCTGGTGCTACGGCAGGCTTTGCTGTAGCAATGGCGATTGCATTATAGGATAATATTATGGCACAAGATTTTACAAAAGACTACAAAGCGCAAGTTACTGACGCAGCGCATACGCTACGAAATGCTAACTCAAATGATGCGTTGATTGGCATTAGGCTAACAAACATCACAACGAGCGCGGTTACTGTAGAAGTATGGATTGATGTTGCTGCTGGTGGTGCAACTGCGGATGTAGTATATCTTGCAAAAGATTTGCAGATTCCACCCAAATCATCTGTTGAGTTAATCCAAGGAGGAGCAAAGATTGTTATGCAGAATTCAGATCTTTTAAGGATTGAATCATCTGCGGCAACTTCTATAGCGGCTTATGTAAGTGTTGTAGACGCAATCTCAGCATAGGAGGCATTATGGTTGGCGAAACAAACGGAACATTGTATCTTAATAATCCTCCGGGCAAGGAAGGATTCTTTGAGACTGCTGCAACAATTGATGGAGACTTTACGATTGCAGACAATGCAGTAATCGCTGGTCCCACAACCTTCACTGGAACCATCACAGTCACAGGAACACTGGTGATCGTATGAGTAAGATTAATGTAAATACATGGGAACCTGAGGGCGCTGGCACTGCAATGACAATGGGTGCTTCTGGTGATACTGTTACAGTGCCGTCAGGCGCAGCACTTACAATAGCATCTGGTGCGACACTTACAAATAGTGGCACAGCAACTGGTTTTACTGCTGGTTTATTGGGTCTTGTGAAATATACAGGGGATGGAACATACACGGTTGGTGGAACCTCAAACGGAACAGCGGGTGATGAGGGGAGCGCATCTGTCACGAAAATAATTGTTGAAATACAAGGCGGTGGTGGTAGTGGTAGTAGACATGACTCCGCTGATGCCTCTAACTGTGCTGGAGGTGGGGGAGGATACGCTAAGAAACTTTTAGACTTAACAAATATAGATACAGTTACAGTTACTGTTGGCGCTGGAGGTCCGGGTCAAGCATCAAATAACAATGCTGGTAATGATGGGGGAATTTCTTCTTTTGTAAAAGCTACTGGTTCTGGCTCTTTTACTAGCGTTATTGGAAACCCCGGAATAGGAGGCAATCTAACTTCCAATGTTGGCTCTGCAGGTGGCACAGCAAGTGGTGGTGATGTCAATGCGGATGGTGGAGCTGGTGGGATTCATATTTCCGGTCAACGCGCAGGTGGTTCAATTCTAGGTAATCCGGGTCCATCTATACCTAGTTCAGCGTTAACAGACGGACAAGGTTATGGTGCTGGTGGTGGTTCTGGAAGAAGTGCTACATCTGGTGCAGGTGCACCCGGCATTTGCTTGATTTGGGAGTACGCATGATGAATAGATATGCACATATTGAAAATGGAATTGTAACGAATATTAGTCTATGGGATGGGGTTTGTGAGTACAACCCCGGAGAGAATGTGACGATGGTTCTTGCTGATGACAATGCTCGTATGGGTGGAACATACGATGGTGAATTCCACTTTGTAGAACCACCTGTCCCAGAACCGACAGCAGAACAAGTAGCCGCATCCGAAATAAAAGCAAGCGCCATTGGGAAACTAAAGGCACTCGGCCTAAACGATGCTGAAATAGCCAGTATCACAGGAGGATAGCGATGGCATCCGAAGTAAAAGCAAATAAAATATCCCCTGCAACTGGAACTACATTAAGTGTAGGAGACTCTGGAGACACATTAGCTTTAGCAACTGATGCTGTCACTGGGTTTCAAGTTGGGTCAGATGCTGCGGGTGATGTTCTATACCATGACGGCACCGACTACACGAGATTAGCCAAGCCCGGAACTCCTGCTGACGAGGTTCTAACATTCGCTACAGGGGCTTCAGCACCTTCTTGGGTTGCTGCTGCTGGTGGATTATCCTACGCCCAGCAGTGGAGGCTAACATCAGATTTATCTTGCAGTAATGTAGATACATATTTGTATGCGAATTGGGAAAAGCCAGAATCGGAAGATTCACCGGGTGTTATTGGAACTGATATGGTTGTTGATTCCACCACGAGTGCCACCCTTTCGGGAGCGTGGACTTTCCCGGCAACGGGCGTGTGGTATGTCGCGTGGAGGTGCCAAACACTAGCCAATACATCTAGCCATGATTTTACACCGAAGTTATGGACAACAGATGATAATGGGTCAAATTGGTACGAGGCGGCTAGCGCGATGAGACTAAATCGACAGAATTATACTAGCCCTAATCTAGTTGACTATATTGTCTCTATATCTGACGTAACAACCCATAAGGTGCGTGTCTCTGGGGTAGTATCTACTAATACTTCTATCATTGAAAGCGACACTGATTCAAACAGGTGCGCTATGACTTTTATTAAGTTGGGAGATTGATTATGCGTCCCGAAACAATAGAAAATATTTTAGTTCAAATTAGACCGGGAACTTGGTTTGGATTTGGCGGGAAAGAAAAAATTTATTCAAACCTTATAATCCATAGCGGCGACGAGAAGCCTACCCAAGAGTGGTTGGAGGCAGAACTAGGAAGTCAGCAAGACGCATGGGATGCAGAACAAATAGCAAAGCAAGCAAAACTAGACTCCGTCAAATCAAAACTTGAGAATTTAGGACTTACGACGGAAGAAGTGCAGGAGGCTTTTGGATTATGAGCGAAGTTAAAGTTGACACAATTTCTGAACGCACTGCTGCTGGTGGAGTAACCATTGATGGTGTATTAATTAAAGATGGTGTAGCAACATTCCAGACTGCTGCTGGCTCTCCTCTAGTCTTTGAGGGAGCTACAGCAGATGCTTTTGAGACTACATTTGCTATAACTGATCCGACTGCGGACAGGACTATTACTTTTCCTGATGCGGATGTAACTCTTGGGGCTGCAACTCTAGCGCCAGCATTCACAGCTTGCGCGAACGCAGACGTAACCATATCAGATGCAACTGATACTAAAGTTACATTGAATAGAGAGGTTTTTGATTCAAACAGCGCCTTTGATCCTACTACAAACTATCGTTTTACTGTTCCTGCTGGGGAAGGTGGTAAGTATCTCATTGCTGCAGGAGTATCTTTTGGGTCTACGGTTGACATGGAAGTTGTAAGAGTACATATCAAAAAAGGTGGCAGCACTATAGCAAGTAATGAGTGGTCTTGCGGAGCTACATATATAGAGCAGGGACTTCTCTCACTAACTTTGACATGTGTATTAGATTTATCTGCTACTAATTATGTAGAACTTTTTGGTTACTTAGATAGTGCATCGGGTACTCGTACTATTAAAGGAGATTCTACTATTCAAGAATCTTGGATGAGTGGTTTTAAGTTGGTGGGGATTTAATATGAATACAGCAAAGGCATTAAAGCAGTTAGGGTTCAAATCCCTCGTTGACTTTATGTTATACGACAATAGCGATGGTAATGGTCAGCAAATGGAGTGGTTGAGCGATCAACCCCAACCATCAGAATCAGAAATTGCAGTAGGTCAAGCGGCTTGGGATGCTCAAGAATATTCCCGTAATCGCCAAACAGAGTACCCATCTATAGATGAACTGACTGTGGCGCTTTGGGAGGCAGTGGTTGAAGAAAGAATGGCTGCGGTTACTTCACTAGAAGGTAAACGTCAGGCAGTTAAAGCTAAATATCCTAAGTGAGTTTTATAGTAGGGATAGCAAGAATAGCGCATTGGTTTCTAGTTC